ATTTCCGCATCGCCAGCCCGCCGACCGCCTGGCCCTGCTTCTACGGCGTCGACACGCCCCAGCGTGAGAAACTGCTGGCCGCGACCATGACCGAGGACGAGATGCGCCGGCATCTCGGCGTCGCGTCGCTGAGGTTCATCTCGCTCGACGGGCTCTACCGCGCCGTGGGCCAGGCGGAGGGCCGCAACGCGGACGCGCCCCAGTTCTGCGACGCCTGCTTCTCCGGCGACTACCCGGTGCGTCCGACGGACATGCTCGCCAAGGGCTTCCGGATGCAGGACGCCGCCGAGTAGGGCAGCCGCGAGTCAGTCTCCGGGTCAGGAATCGCAGACCGGTGGAGCCGACACGAGACAGCGTGTCCCCGACGCGGCGCGCGACCCGCGCCCCATTTTCGATCCGGCCTGTTTGCGGCAGACCTGCCCGCAAACGGCCTCTCAGAAATATCCGGTCGACCGTGTTTCTTCCAATAGACACTATACTGACTAATGGGTTCCAATTTGCGCGCCTTTAAGGTAAATTCCGGACGTTCCCAAACCGGCAACATATCAGTAATAACATGACCCAACTCGTGAATCAATACGCCAGTCATATTCTCCGGTGTCGCATCCAAAACAGACCAATTGTTCGGATCAATCTTTTCAAGAGGATCAATAACCGGTAATTTCCCATGGGACAATAAAATACCAGAACCCCTGGCGTCAAATCGAACTTCGGTTACTCCACCAAAACCACGAGTATCCAAAAAAATACCACTATCCATTAAACGGCTTTTTGTGGCTAAAAACACGCCTTCAAACTTTTTCAAGTTATCCACGGATGAACCTAAAATCTGATGAATAAGCTGTGCGGCCATTTCCTGATCACGTACAGACCCACCTCTAACCATTTCTTTTGCCCGGTTCCACGCCTGCAAACGCTGCCCGTTCATGGCAACGGTACGGGTACGGCAACCAAAGTGATAGGGGGGGAGGGAGAGGCCGGTATCCAATTTGCCGGTCGGAACATCTTTAACCGCATCGCCGTCTTTCCAGGGGGTAATTTTCTTTATCTCCTCCGGCGAGGCGGCGCTTAAAATCTCATCGCGTAAATCTGCCGCCTTGCTCACTTTAATAACCCGCCGATCCATTTCTTTGCAAATCTTGGTGGTACGATGATCACGCACCGCCCGAATCTGCAAATATTCCACACCGGCTTTTTGGTAACCGTTTACCCGGCCCATCTCGCGACTGCGGCTAACCACGTGGTTGGCAAAATTGCGCCAATATTTGGTGCCGTGTTTGCCGGTCATATCCGCAAATTTTTCTTCAAACAATTCGCCAATCTGGCGGCCGTCCATGCGCTGGGTAATGGCCTGCTGCGCCGCCGCCGCCACATCCTGCCCAAATTGCCGGTTGTAATAGGTACCGGCCCAGTACACATTGTGCTCATCCAGCACCTTTAACGTGCGGTTATCCACAGCGTTAAAATTTATATTCTGCTGCCAACCCACGGCGGTTTTTTGGCCGTGCACAAACGCATCGTAATGGCCCTGCCACAGCGGCTGGGTTGCGTTTTTAATAAATCCGGCGCCCATTATCGTTTCCAAATTTTGGGTTACAGCGTCGGCATCGGCGCCGGATTTTAAGCTCCGAATTGCTTCAGCCAAGGCGTCCTTGGCGGATTTATCCCACTCGCGCACCAGGGCGTTTTCCAAGTCGCGCGCCAGTATGTCTTCTTTGGCGGCCTTGGCAATGCCGGTTATATCCAGCATCTTGTCAATTTCCAACACCAGTTCATTCAGCATCAACATCGGTCACCTCTAAAGCTTTGCGCACCGCCACCAGGTGTGTCATCAGTCCTTTAACCATCTCTTCGGCTTCCTGCTCGGGTTTCGGTTCGGCGCCGGTTGTTTCTTTGGGTTTCAGGCCAATCTGTTCGCGCACTTCATCTTCACTCATCCATGGCGATACTTTTGCCAACCAGTCCGCATCTTCAAGCGCCGTGGTAATATCCATTTCCTTAAAAGTAATGCGCCATTTGTTCAAACTCAAACCCGGTTTTAAAATGCTGTTCCAAAACCGTTCCATGCGTCGGCGCACCGGGTCTATTTCGGTTTCTTTAAAAATTTTCAGCTGGCCGCCAATTTCGCCGCCGCCGCCCAATTGCCCGGCGCTCATCACACCCACCAGCCGCGGCGGCACCGCATGCGCGCTTATCACTTCGTCGCGGGAGAGCTTGCGGCCGTTCAAAAACGCCACATCCTTGGTATCCTGCTGGATCTTGATATCGGAAATTTCCACATTGGGGTCTTCCACCGGGATGATGCACATCCGCCCGGCGTTTTCCACCCCCTTGAACTTTGCCGCAAAAAATGTTGCCAATTGCTTTTTGGCGTTTTCGCTTAATTTGCCGCCCTTTATAACCAGTATCAATTTGGCCATAAATTCATTTTCAAACATGCTCATATTGTACGAGAGTTGATTGCGATCCACTCCCATGGTCATCATCGCCGGCAACCATTCCGGGCTGCCGTACCAGCGACTCAACGGATCGTAGTTTTTCATCTGCTTTACGTACGTCTCTTTGCCATCCTGGCGCCGGCGGCCCCATTTGGTAAATTTTACTTCGCTGGTTCCTTCTACCTGGTAAAAGTAATCTTTACTCACACGCATCTCTACGGCGGGAGCATGAAAAACTTTATCAATCTGGTTTTTCAAAGTCGCGGCAATTTCCACATAGGCATTGCCGGTATTGAAAAAATCCCATGCGGCGCGGTAAGCCACATCCTCAAACACACCGTCAACATCATTATCTGTTTCCAAAAAAGTTTCCAGCCGTCGGTATTCTTCATCGGGGGTTTTATCCTCATCGTCGGTTACAATCTCTACACCCAACAACGTACACACGGCCGCTTTAAGGCTAATGCAGCGCTTGTGCCAGGTGTTGTATTCGGTAAATTCCGCCAGGTGGGCAAAATTGTGGCGCGGAATGTAATAAGGCACTTCTACATCTTTGGTATTGGTTTGTTGGGATGCGTCTATAAAATCAGCGGATTTTATGACGACAACATCGTTAATGGTTTCCATGTTGGGGCCTCACAAGTTCGTACTGGTCTTTAAATTCCTGTTTACGGTTTTCTATTACTTGTCTTAAACGCAAAATACTGTACTTTAAAGCGTCGGCTTCTTCCGGCAGGAAAAAGCCTTTTTTATTATATTCCAAAAATCGCCGGTAAATAAATTCCGGCGACGATGGCGATAAATGTGCAATTTGCCCCATCCACATATGCGGATCGTACCAGCGTTTTGCGGTTACCTGCACAAACGCCCGCGCCAACCGAACCGAATGAATGCGGCGTTTTTGCCGGCGGCTCTCCTCATATTCGGCGGCGTCCTGTTCCACTTTTTTTAAAAACACCAGAATTTGGATGATTTCGGTATCGTTCAAATGCAGATCACTACAAATCATCTAATAATCTCTCCAGTCATTACGATTTTTCCTTACCTTCGGGAGAAAAATAACTGCATTCGGTTACTATATCCATCTCTTCTCTTAATTTACACCTTGTACGCCGGCGGCACCGGTTGCAAATATCCTGTGGATATGTTTTTTTGTGCCATTCCGGATAACAATCGTTACAAATGAAACCAGAGCCGGAAACAAACCCAACCGGACTTTCCAAACCGCACTCTACACACTTTAAAAACGCCATTACCACACCTCTTGTTTTTTATTCAATGCCGCAGTGTTTTAGCTTTAATCGCATTTTAGCCACACAGCTAACCGTAAACGCAATACAGAAAATTGATAAACCACAAAACGCCCGGCCTTGGATGTTTCAATATTTTTAACAGACGCAAACGGGCGCACGCCCGGCGTTGTTTTTACCACCCACCCCGCGCCCAAACGGATAGCCGGGCGGCCCAATACAATACCGCGCATCCAGCCGCCCTCGTCGTTGCTTACGCCAACGTGCCGTACATGCCAGCCGCGCCATGCCGTTGTCTTTAGCACATGATTTTGCATGTTACTCATCCTCCAGCAGGGCGCCGTTGCTGTCGCGTAAAAACGTTACATCGTCTTTGGTCATCAGCGGCAGGGTGTACTCGCCAAATCTGTCGCTGTACAGCGTACTGGTGTTTTGCAACGCAACGTTATAAGCATGCTCCAGGCCGTCATCGTCGGTAAATTTAATCTGCTTGTCCGCTGCAAATAAAAAGTCCATTACCCGGTTTTGCAGGGCAAAACCAATCTGCGGCGTGCGCACATCAAACAAAAGCCGCCGGGCGGTTAGGGTTTCCGTTACCACCGCATCAGAATCGTCAATCTCGCCGACCATGCCCTGCCGCACATCCACATCTACCGTGATGGAGAATTTCTCATTCTCGTTGTCTTTGGTGTACATGAATTCCATTTGCGTTTTCATTCAGCCGCCTCCCGCATAATTTCCATCAGCCGTTCCGCGCGCTTGCCCACCTGCCGGCGCCATTTGCTGTCCCACATCTCGTAAGCCGCCTGGATGTAATCGAAATTTTCCAGCGCCGCAATCATTTTTTTAAAAGTACGAAACCCGCGCGGGCCCAAGTTGTAACGCATATCCGCCAGCGCATAGCGCACGGATAAAGGAAAATGCGGCCATTTATCTGTAAAAATACTGGTTAAATCGGTAATGGCGTTGGCAATATCGTTCATCATTAAAATTCTCGCCTCGCCTTCGGTTATCCCTACATCGTCCAAATTTCTACCGTACCCGATTGTGGTTTTCCCTGCCGGGCATTGGTACGGTTTGCTTTCAAAACCCTCGTGGGTTTTAATCAGTTTGGCAATTTCCATCATGTCCATAATCAACCCCTGTCTGATTTTTGATAGTTTTTTACAAAACACTCTTTGGCTCTGTAAATTTTTGCGGCAATGGTGCCAACGCTTTTTTCCGTTTTTTCAGCAATATCTTTGTACATATCGCCTTCCAAATAGAGTAAAAACGGTTCTTTGTACTTGTTTGGCACTTTGTCCAAAGCGGCTTGCACCTCGTCGCTGTATTTTTCGTAAAAAAGCGGCTGCTGTCCCACACAGGCATCCACAAAACTTTGATCCAACGTCGTAAAAACAGAGACGCGGCGGCTGAATTTTTTGCGGGCATCGATACAATAATTGGTTGCAATACGCACAACAAAACCGGCCAAATTACCCTGGTCTGCATACAAATGCCGATAGCGCCAAATGCGAGTAAAAACTTCCTGATAAATATCATCAACATCGCATTCGTTAAATCCAAACTGTAGAATTTTCCAACATACCAGGTTTTTTAGTTCGGTATATGCTTTTTCAAATTCCGCCGCCGTCATCATAAATTCACCTCAAAAGTCAATAATCACTTCTACCGGTCTGTCAAATGGAGCGTCCATTTCCTGCAAAAAGAATCCAAACGCATCGCTCCACTTGCTTTTTAGTATACCGTCCCTGCCCATGCGGCTGGATCGGATTTGCACTTGCCATTCGCCCGGCTTTAACCCAACCTGCAAAACCGTATTTACCTTGCCCTGATCGTACAAGTCGGCGCTGTTCCAAATGATCTTGGTGATCGATTCCAGTTCCGGCGCGTACACATGCGGATTTTCCTGCGCATTCCACGGCACCAGTGCGGCAGGCGCTTTCCACTTTAACCGAACACTATCGGTTTTGGAAAACGTTTTGCACGATTCCGGCAACGTGCCCGGCTCTAAACGAGAAAACCGAACATCATAGCTGTGCACGTCAGTGATCGGGTCCCATTCTTCCGCATGCGCCAGGTTGGCCCAGGCAATAGCCGCAAACGCGGAAAGCACCAGTAAAAAAGCCAACATCCTTTTCCAATTCACGTTCATTCCACACCTCCAAATTGTTGTTGCATTACCTTTATAAATGAATTTAAACCTTGTTGCATATTTTTACCGGCGGTTTTAGAGACCACGGTTTCGTACCGGCTGCGCCGCTCAATAGCCCACATCCAAAACGTAGCGCCTTTAAACGATTTACCTTTACTGTCCTTTGCGTCTACATAGCGCCGAAAGGTGCTCCACAACAGCGTGTAAACAAAGCCGGAAAGACGCGGCACTGTCCATTGCTCTCTATTTTTATTGGCCACCTCGTACACGTAATCGATCGCCAGCCGTATCACCACATCCCACGGGCCGACCTCATTCATCACGTAACGTTTATGAAAAACCCGGTTTCGCTTTTCGGTTTCGCGTTGTTGCATTGTTTTGCCCTTGGCTGCGCTTTTGCCGTCCCACCACATTTTTACTTGCCAGTCCGCCGGGGTGTACCCCAGTTTCTTTTCACAGTGCACTTTTACCGCGTCCCAGCTTGTTTTCACGTCTTCCATATCGTCTCCCTTAAAATGTGTAAACCTCATCAATT